CTGCTATTTCTTAGTAGACTACAAGTCAACGGAGGCTTACAACAAAGGGCACACAGTGGGTTTTATTGAGGGCGTGAACTCTGTTAAAAAGCCCGATGTTGACCAAATGTGTGTCAAGTGGATGTTTAACACAAACTTAAAAGCAGCGAAGAAACGCATTTGCACGAAAGGTAGATCATGAGCTTTAGCAGTTTAGAGTTAGAGGTAATTCGATGGTCTGAAGCTCGCGGGATCATTCAGAACAGCGATAGCAAGACTCAACTATTGAAAGCATTCAGCGAGATGGGAGAGCTGGCAGACGCTGTAAATAAAGCAGATACACCGGCAATCATAGATGGTCTAGGGGACGTTTTAGTGTGCCTAATTAACGTTGCAGCACTTGAAGACTTGGATCTGACTAGATGCCTTGCAGCTGCGTATGACGAGATTAAAGACCGCAAAGGGTTCCTTAACGAATCAGGAGTCTTTATAAAAGACGTTTAAACCTTTATCAGTTCACCCCTAAACACTACGTGGTCATCATCCCAGACTTGACACAGCTCGGGTGGCAACAGATTACCATCAACAAAGGTTAATACTGCAAAGCCTGAGCGATGGTTTTTTGGGTTGTCTTCAGCATACTCGAATTGATCACCATCAACGTCAGCTAAAGATCCAGTGTCTACACCGTAACGCGTGCCGTTATAGTCAGTCCAAGGCGTAACCTTTAATGAGTGCAAGTGGCCAGTAACAATCGTCATTCCTGACTTTACGGTATTGTTGTAAACTGCATGGATGCCATTATGATAACGATGTTTGATTTGAACCGCATTGTTTACCATAATGCTTGTGGAGAATTTCCACTTGCTAAAATGGTCAGTCAGATTCATGCCGATAATACCTCTAAACGAATCCCCTACTTGAGCCGCTAAACGAGCGTTAAAGCGCATGTCGTGATTACCCCATGTCCAATGCAGAGCAGCACCTTTTGCGGCCTTCTCGATCTCCTCTAGCCTATCTTGGCAAGCTTCTAATTCTTGTTTCGCAGTAGGAGTCGAACTCCAGCCAGATGGTGGATGACGAGAGATACTAGAGCCATCAAACACGTCACCGTTCATGATGACCATCTTAGGCTTCAACTGTTTAATGACTTTAACAAACCCTCTGTGTGCTGGGCTAATAATACCAGGCCAATAGTGGCAATCTGAGCCGACTACGATCACTCCGTCCGTCAACTTTACGCCAGTTCTGACTTTGTTTTTTGGGTAAGTTATTTGAAAGTCTGGGCTTCTTACGTCAACACCAGCTAGCACAATCACATGCCTTTTTTCAATTGCTCGTCTACGCCGATGAACGTTTCTTGTAGCTACATTTAGTATTTTTGCTAACTCTGCTACAGAGCCATGCTTTTCCCATAGCTTAATAAATTCTTCATCCGTAACGGCGGCTTTAGTCATTGTTGCCTTAATTAGAAAAACGGTGAAACTCTCCGCACCAATCACTTTCGGCTACAACAGGAAACACTGAATCTAGTTCATCTTCAATGTTAATTAATGTTGGCGGGTATCTACGGCAAAAACCTAGATCGTCTTTGGGTTCGATTAAGAAAAAAGAGCAGGTTTTGCAGGAAGGCATGCAGTCATCAGGTATTTTTTTTGCCATTTTATGCGATTGTTTGTCCTGATTTCAGTTGAGCTAAAGTAAGTCCGCCTGTGTACTGAAAGTGCGCCATCTCTTTAAATGTTTTCCATTCCCACGCCCATTCTAATCCTGCTTGCTTCCCCAATTCACCAACTTTCATCCACACTGGGTCTTTAGTATTCCAGTTCGGCTTGCCGTTAATTAACGGTACTACGTCAACAGCGCATCGGTAATTGTGCCAGCTTTGACCTGCTTTAGCGTTTGTGACTTTCCTTCCAGGTGTAGTGCGGCCTTGCGCGTATAGAGCATCTTGGCTTGCATTGTCTCGGTAAGTTGATGTAATCAATAAGTCAATGCTAAATGATTCGCATAGCTTCTTGAAGTGCCTTACTTTGTCTTGAACTACCGGCAATAAGTCTTCAATCTTGCGCGAGTTAATCATTGTCTCTCAGCCTCTAAAATGGCCTGACAAGCCGTTAATTGGTGGACGATGGTATCTGCGTCGGCTGCGATGGAGATAAGAGCTTCAGAAGCCTTTCTTGAAAGTCTGGCTTTCTGGGTTCCATTACTACTGCTGGAACCGGAGGCAGAGTCTGGCAAGGGGTTACTATTGTCTGCACACGAGGCATTAACGAACAACCCGTTATTGCGAGCAATATCAGTAATGCGCTTGCTTTCAACTTCAACCGTCCTGATTTTGTTGACATAGACTTTTTCCACCTTGTTTTGCTTAGTAGCTAACTGTTGCTCTAGTGACTTTACTTTGTCAGTAGCAGCAATCATATTGTCCATCGCTTCTTTTGTAGCAATAGACTTTTCAGCTTCCAACGCAGACTTGGATACGTCGTAGCCCGTAGAGTATCCGTAAAAATATGACGCTATGATTAAAACCCCACTACCAACAAGTAGCCAAGGGTTTATCATGCAATGTGTAGTTGTTTTTTTAACTGAACGATTTCAAATTGCATTGTCGCGTTCTTTTCTTCACACTCTCGATTAGAAGCCTCAACTTTTTCAAGTCGCTCAGATAAACGGGCAACTTCTTCACGCAAAGTAACAATTACTTGCATCATTGCAGAGTCAGTTAATTCTGCTTTTGAATCTTCACGACGGTCTGACTTCATAAGCCTGACAACACCGTAAATGGCAGCGCCAATAGCAGCAATACCAGCGCCTATTTTTGTGAATAAATCCCCGTCAATTCCTTGCATAATTAGCTCTTAAGTTGGTTTAACGGGCCATATAACATTTGATGGAAAATTTAATTGCTGCGGAACATCTCTCAATGCCTGTCTGTATGTAGACCATGCAAGTTTCTGAGCATTACTTAATGCTGTCTGCGCATCTGGCAATTGCGTCCAATCTGACGCTGTCAAAAGACGATCTCGCTCTTGACGTACATCAGCTTCTGTAGGAATGTAGGCAGGTGGAGGAACATATTCTGCTATTTTACCAGCGGCCATAATTTCAGCAAAAAGCAATTTCCCGCTTTGCTCAACATCATCTGGGCTTGCAGTAAAAGGAATCCAGCCGTAAACAGAATGTTCAATTTCGCAATCAATTGAACCAAATGCATTATATTTTGGGTTTTTGTAGTTCATGCAATCCTCAAAAATAAATTTATACCCCACCCAGTGCTACGAATATATCCCATACAGAGCCATGTTCCTGCCCGAGGGGAATTTTGTGATGCCATCCACGCATCCCCGTTGTTTGTAGCGCTTGGGGTATTGTTTGCGCCATCTGACGAGCCTTTAAAAAACCCCGTCGGATACAAACTACTACCTGCTCCGAGGTCTCCGAAGTTTAAAGCAAAAGACCCTCCTCCAAGCATTGCGTAACTACCAACTACACCGGCCCCAGTCGTAGCGATAGCAGACAAAACGTTTGCGCTTGTGTATGTTGCCGCTCCTGTAGCGCCGTTAAACGTCGTTACCCCAGCGTTAGTTATAGTCGGGTTGCCTGATACACCATCGCCATTAGTTACAGAAATTCCAGTTCCGGCAGTAATAGTCCGAGGCGTAACTGTTTTGTCAGCAGTTCTCGAAAGTATACCATTTGCATTAGGATCGTTTAGGTAATCCGTAGCGGAAAATGCAGCAGTTACAAATGCAGTGTTTGCAGCTTTGGTAGTGTTATCTCCAGGCGTAGCAGTCGGCACTACAGGGGAGGCAGTAAACGTAGACACACCAGTAAACGCAGACGTACCCGTAACAGATAAATTACCACCTACTGTAAAGTTGTCTGCATCAGTACCTGTTTGTTGGTCTTTAAGTTGCGCCATTAGCTCACGAATAGCATTGTTAATACCAGACGGTGGGCAGCCTTCAGCTATGTTGATGCCAGAAATGTCTGTATTGTTTGCCGGTGTAGAGCTAAATTCACTAATCTTGTTTTTTGCCATTATTCTTCCTTATTGAACTAATCCAAGAAGCCCGGGCACAGTAAATGGGGATGCAGCCCTAGCACGTTGCACAGCTTCTGTGAATGAAGCAGGTCTAGGAGAAAACATAGCCTTCTCACCTAAGCGATAATATGGAGCTGTCATTAATGCAGTTAACCCGCCGGCCAATGGGTCAACATAACTCGCGCCACCAGTTAGTAACGCACCAGTCATACCGCGGGATGCAGTTCCGCTATCGGGAACTTTTTGACCAAGTATTGAAGTTGCTCTGCCAGCAAGATCTTGCATTGGCGCAGCCCCACGAGCAAACGCACCTTTTCTTGCAGATTTATCTGATTGACGTACAGCAGACTCTAACTGCGCAGGAGTAAATACACCGTCTTCCCCACGAGTTTTTGACATTGCATTTTGTACTCGTACAAAGTCAACAAAGGCGCGATCTACTTTTTTTAAATCAGCCGCATATTTTGGATTTTGGTTTCTTAGTGAGTTCATGTAAAAACCTTCTAAATCCTTGAAAGCATCACCAAGTATTTTAGATGAACCAGTCCCTGCCAAATAATTTCTAGATATTTTTGCCAAATCTTGTTTAACTGCTTGCGCTTTTTGTCCTGAAATTACTCCATTAGCTTTAAAGTCTGATTCTAAAGCATCAACATAAGTTTTAAATTGACGTTTATCTTGCTCAGATAAATTTCCCTTAGAATATCTTTTTTTAATAGCATCAAAACCAGATTTAATTTTAGGAGTAAATTCAAGCCTTAAATCCGGAACAACATCATTGTATTTGTCGCTAATTGATTTCTCAACAAATAAATAAGCATCTCTACCCTCCAACCCTTTAGGTACTTTTAATTTAGTGTCAAGGTTAGATAAAACTTTGTTATAAGCAGCTTCATTAAACTTTTCAAATTGCTTTTGTCTTGCGCCACTAACAATGCCACCAACAATAGGTAAACTTTCTGCGCTTTGTTCTATTTGTTGAATGCGACCGCCAAATGCAGAACCAGGAGTCAAAGGTATCCCCTGCTCACGCAATGCAGCAGCTTCAGGTCGGATATTAGGAGCAGCTAGTCTGCCTAACCCACTAAATGCACCGGATGCACCACCACCCAATAAAGAGCCAATAACAGCTTGTCCAGCAACGTCTTCCGGCCTTTCTGCCATTCCTGCTCCAGAAATACCACCTAATGAAGCACCTATCGCAACATCAGCAGCAATTCCAGCACCTTTAGTAATAGGGCGCATAACAGCAGCAGCGGGTAATGCCATGCTTCCAGCAAACTCAGCAGCACCACCAGCAATAGGTTGTTCTTTTCGGAATTGACCTTGTTGCGCTCGCAATTGTCCAACAAGTTGCTGATAATCTTGATCTGAAATGCTTCCAGTTCTTAATGCCGCTTCAAGCTCATCGGCCCAATTAAGCGTTAAGCCTTGAGCAATCGCACGAGAAAATTCAGCAGCCTTATTATATGGAGTCGGCTCCATAACAGACAACGAAGGCGTTACAGGAGTTCCGCGCTGCTTCGCAAACTCTTGAAGACTTGAAGTAGAAACCTTATCTAATTGTCCAGCTTTTATATACTCAAGGTCTTTGGTAGGAATCTTAGATAAATCCATTATTTTTCCTTCCTGCGGTTTAATTCTTGCTCAATAGCGTTCATATCAAATGCAGGAGCAACACCACTTGGCATTGTTGGAGCAGCTCGACCAGCTTTAATCATTGCCGAATTTAACAAACTTTGCAGACGTTCTTGCTTGTCTTTAATTGTTGCTGGTTTATTACCTAATTCAGGGAAATACGATTTTCTGTAATTTTCTAATTGTTCTTTTGTGTATGCAGCACCAGTTCCCAAAGTTAATGCAGCATCAAGAATTTCTAGTTGAGCCGCTTCAACTTGTTGTCTTGTGTCTGGATTGGCTAAATTTTTAAGATAATCAGACCCAGTTAAAAACTTAATTGCTTCAGCGCCAAAATTTGGAGAAGCGGCAGTTGGATTTGCACCAACAACACGTTGTAATTGATTTAGGGAATTTACAACACGGTTTGTCAAGAATCCAGCAGTTCTTTCAGATTCGCTAGGCATATTAATGGTAGTTGCGCCAGCTTGACGAGTAGCAATATCCATTTCATACAACTTATTTTCAAGTTTCATTAACTCAGGCGGGGTAAGATCATTAATAGATTTACCACCAAACATGCCAGCAGCTACACGAGTAACTTTGTTTGTATAATCACGTTGTTTGGTTTTATAATCAAAATCAGCCTTTTGAATATCTTGCAAACCTTTTTGTAAGTCCTGCATGCTAAATTGTCCAGACTCTGCAAGCCTTTGAAGATTAGCAACTTGAGGAGCCAAATCAGGACTTACATTATTTTTAAGAGCATTAAAGTCAAAGTTAGCTGCACTTTCTTGGATTAGCTGCTTATCAAGTGCTGCAATTTGCTCAATATTGTTTTTAATGGCTTCTTGTGCAGTTTTGCCCGGCATTCCAGTTAAACGCTGATTAGCAAGCAACAGACGATCTTTTTGAGTTTGCAATGGAGACTCCGCATAATCAACAGCGACAGCCGGAAGCATTGGCTTTTGTGGATTTTGTGCTGCTTGAATAGCAGAGCCAATTGGGTCAGAATCAATTGCTTGTTGTGGCGCAATTTGTGGGCGAGCAGTTGGCATTGGCTCATAAGCCCTACTAACTGCCATATTTTCATTGATAAACTTCAATGTATTAACTGGGTCAGCACGCAATTGGGCAACCAAAGCAGGGTTATTAGCCACTTCAGGCATTTGCATTACCCGCTCAATAGATTGACGAGTCAACCCCGCCTGCTCACGCTCACGCATTTGCTGCGCCAATTTTTGTTGCTGGCCTACTGTTTGCAAGCCTTGCTGATATTGTTGACCAGCAGCGCCGTAACCACCAGCGGCAGCACCCAGTATGTTTTGCAATGCTGAACGTCTTGGCCCACCTCGTGACATACCTTGCGATAAAGCAGCCGCAGCGCCAAGTAACCCAGCAATGTTTGATCTGCTTTGTAATGACTTAGATTGATCTGCGCCCAACAACCCCTCAACGCCAGGATCTGTAACGCCGAAAATATTCGGAATGTAATCTTGTAGTGCCATATATTTCCCTTAGATTAGAGAAAGACGTTGAGGCATAATTACTGGATTCTGCTGAGGAGCTAGAAGACTCATGTAATCATTAGCTTGTATCGGCCCACCTCTACTTACTTGACCTGGTGGAGCATATTGCGTTGGCTGCTCTTGCATCATATTGTTGACAGTATTAAAACCCTGATTCGTTAGATTAGGATTTTGTCGCATAAAGCTCAATGTTTGCTGGCCAAAACTAGGAGCGGCAGCAGCACCCAAACTAGGCGCAATCATCCCCGGAGAAGCTTGCAATGCAGCAGTGCCAGCAGTCATGCCAGCGCCAGTAGGAGCCAAGCCCAAACCGGTCATTGCAGGAGCAGTAAGCCCAGCAGTGCCAGCACTTAGTCCCGCACCAGCAGGAGCCAAACCAACGCCAGCCATACCGGGAGCAGCCAGACCACTACCAGCGGCAGCAGCACCACCCGCACCACCTAACATTGCACCGCCACCAAAACCAGCCGCACCACCCATCATTGCGCCTGTTAAAGGGTCTTTAGGAGACATAGCAGCACCAGCAGCAGCGCCAACCATTGCTAAAGTTACTGGATCAGCCATATTACTTACCTCCCGATGGTGTAGCGGTTTGCGTCGTTATATTCCCAGCAGGCATCCCACTGATAAATTGTCCGTATTGGTTTAGCTTCATTGCTGGCAGGTTTTGCTCAAAGTTAAACCTGTTGATAGCATCTTGCAGTTCAGCCGATTGATATTGTTCGCCCATTTGACCAGTAGTCAGTAGTCGCTGAATATCACCGTAATCAGCCTCAGCCATTTGCGGAGCATCTGCACTAGCAGCTTGTTGCCTATTTCGCTCAGCCTCAGCCGATTGATAAGCCAATTTTCCGGCAGATTCAGCAAGGCTGCGGCCGAATATATCTTGAGCCTGTCCAACCTGCTGATTTAGTGCTTGTGAGCCGTAGCGACCAGATTGTGCTGCACGCGATTGTAAGCCTTGTACGCCTTTCGTATAATCCTCTTGTGCTTGCCGGTTAACTCCAGCTAATGCACCCTCAAGGAATGGATTTGTACCCCTGCCTTGAATGGTTGCTAATTGCTCTGCTTGTGCAGCTTGTAAAAGAGGCGAGCCAGTAGTAGCTCGTTGTTGCGCAGCTTGTAG